TCGGGCCACCTCGCGCGCGCGCAGGTCGCCCAGCGCGCCCGAGAGCCAGGCCGATTCGAGCCAGCCCAGGTAGACGGGTCGGCAGAAGTGGACGATCATCCACGCCTGCAAGCCCCGCCACACGTCACGCTCCGAAAGCAGGCCGATGCGCGCGCTGGAGTAGTTGACCCCTTCGAGGTCCTCGGCCATCGAGAAGTATGAAACGTCGAGCCCGGCGGCCGCCGTGCGCAGGATGACCTTGACGAAGGCGGCCACCTGCGCGTTCGGGTGCTGCGGGTCGAAAGTCTTGACCTCGTAGCCCGGCGGCAGCTCGTCGAACTGGCCGGGCGAAACGTCCGTCATCAGTTCGGGCCGCTCCGACTCTTCCTCGTCCACGTCGCCCGCGAACTCGTCGCCCTCGGGCGGGACGAAGAAGCCCATCTTGCTCGCGCCGATCCTGGCCGCGACCACCTCCGCCTCCGCGTAGCCCTTGAGCATGTGCAGGTCGAGCATGGCCGTGTGCCCCCAGGGCACGCCGCGGACCTGCGCCTCGTCCTCGAACACCAGGAACTTGTGAATGATTTCGGAGGCCGGGATGCGCGTGCGCTGCCTGATTTCCAGCGAGCGGAACTGGTATTCGGTCGGGGGCGGCGTGAGCCAGTAGGCGACGGGGCGGTCGAGCGCGTCCACCTCGATTGACATGATGACGCGGTTGCCCGAGGCAAGCGTGTCGTTGTAGTTCTCGTCGAGCCAGTTCACGTCGTAGAACTTGAGCGCGTAGCCGAACGGGTTGTCGGCCGCGATCTCGCGCGCGAGGACTTCGCCGTCGCGCGCGAGCGTCGTGACGAACAGGAGCTGCTGGTCTCTCCAGGAGAGTTTTCCGGTGACGGAGGCGTTCTCCGGGTAGGCCCATTCTTTGAAAGCCTTCTCGACGCGCTTGTTCAAAGCCTCGTCGAGTTCGCCCCGGAGGTCGGTGGCGCGCACCTGGAGCTTTATCCCCGCGGGGCCGACGACGTTAGTCCGGCACATGGAGAGGAACTTTTTGAAATGTGAGTTGTTGCGCGCGAGCGCGCGCGCCCTGGCGCGCAGGGTGCGCAGGGAGTAGCGCAGCTCCCAATTCTGGGAGGTGGGCACGCTCTCCCAGTCGGCCGTCAGCCGGTCGCGGCGCGCGGCCTGGTACCTGCGCTTCAGGGCCTTACGCTTCTGCTCGCGGTTCGCGCGCTTCGTCCCCTCGGTGACGATTGTACTGATGCCCAGGCTGATCATCACGGCCGCTTAAACCTCGCGTTGATTGATTTGAGGAGAGGCGCGCCCTTCGCCACGCGGCGCTCGCGCGCGACGAGCTGCGCGTAGTGCTTACGCAGGCTGAGGAGGTCGGGGATGGGGATGCGCTTGAGAGCGCGGTTGCCGATTGAGTATTCCTGCTGGTCGAGCGTGGCCTTGCCCTTGAGCATGGCGTCGATGGCGTCGAGAATCTTTTTCGCCTCGCTGCGCCCGTCGAACGCGTCGCCGGCGGCGGTCGCCGCGAGCGACGCTTTGACTTTGACCTCGCCAGTGTCGACGATGAACTTCTCGCCCGAGAGGGAGACTTCCGCCTGCCAGTAATAGGTCCCGGCCGCCATCTGGGCAGTCGTCGCCGTGGGCACGTTGACCTCGAAGTCGTCACCGTCGGCCGTGGCCGTGGCGTCAAACCCCGTGCCCGCGCCCCGGAAGTAATACTTGAGCACGTAACCCTCGGAGGCCGGATAATCGAGGAGCGATTTAACCCACTTGAGGGTAGAGCCTGCGGTGATCTCGGTCGGCTCGAAAGTAGAAATGGAAGCGTCTGCCATGCCTTTCGTCTCCGCGCGCGCAAGGGTGCGCGCGGGCATAATGGCAAATGGGCAGTTTTTTTATTCGGGGGGGGGGATGTCCGAGCGGCTATATCAGGTTCAATCACCAGCGGGTCGCGAAGCCGCCGCGCCGTCGGCGGGCGCGGCCGGGCGGGCGCGGCGTTTCCGACTCGTCCGGCAGTTCGGCCAGGGCGCGTAAGACAGCGGCCCCGGCATCTTCAGGCGCGGCCGTCTCTTCGACCTCGGTCTCCGGCTCGGCCGCGGGCCTCACTTCCAGGGCCTCGCCCGCGGCGCGCTTCCGCTGGAGCGCCTTCAGGTTCGGGCTGAGGATGGTGAGTGCGGCCGTCGCGTAGACCCGGAGGTCGAGCGCCTCGTTGCGCGCCGAGGGACGAATCTTCTCCCACTTGCGCACGCCCTGCCCGCGCGTGTAGCGCATGACGGGGCGCTCGCTCCTGAGCTGCTTGAAGTAGTCCTCGTCGCGGCCCTCGGGGAAGTGCATGCAGCCGGGGCCCGGCTCCGTGATTAGCAGGCGGTTGGAGATTTCGTCCTTCGCCGCCTCCGTGCCGACTGTGTAGAGGCGGACGGGCGGCCGCCCCTGCAAAGTGAATTTCGAGACCAGGGGCTTGCCCGGAGTGTTGGAGCCTTTGACGGCGAACCAGCGGCGGCCGCGGTTCTGCCGGCAGAAGCGGTAGACCTGCTTGGTGTGATGGCCGCCCGAGTCCACGCACGCCGCCTGAACTTTCATCTCCGTGCCGTCTTCGCGCGCGAGGGGCGTCGTCCACAATTCTTTCAATTTCTCCCAGACCGCGGGGAGCGCCGGGTCGCCTTCGATCACCTCGTACTTGAGAGACCAGGATTCCTCGTCGAGGCCCCAGCCGACGATCTCGGTCTCCAGGCGGTTGCCCTGCACGTCGGCCGAGGCCGTGATCACGAGCACGCCGTCGGGCACTTCCGCCTCGAAAGGCTCGCGCCTGGAGGCCAGGTCGTCCGTGTGCGCCTGCTCGGGTAGCTCCTCCCAGCCTTCAGCGAGCGACGTGTTGATGAAGACTTTGAGCGTGGCCTTGTTCTTCTTCGCCTCCAGGAAGTTCTGGGCCATCTGCCCCCAGGTGACGAAGGGCGAGTAGCCTTCCCAGAGGTGAAATCCGACGCGCCCCTTGAAAGGTTTCTCCGCGATCCACTTCCCGCGGGCGAGCATGTCGGCCTTGTGCTCGTGCTCGATGAGGCACCCGTTCGTGCAGACGTAATAAGCGTCGAGCACTTCCTCCTCCGAGTCCCACTTCACGCGCCCCCATTCGAGCACCTGGTACTCGCCGCAGTGCGGGCAGGGGACGTGGTACCTGCGCTTGTCTGAATTCTCGTATTCGAGTTCGATGGGCGAGTAGCGCGGCGCGTCCGGGGGCGAGCCCGGCTCCGGCTCCAGCCTATCGCGCGGCGTGGACGGCTTGAAGATGACGGCGTCTGGGAAGGTCGTCGTGCGCTTCTCGGCGAGCTTGCAGTAATCGCCCTCGGCCGTCTCCTTGTACGCGTCGCGCTCGTCGAGGATGACCACGCGACGGGGGCGCGAGGAGGCCGTCGCGGCCGAGGTCGCGTAGCCGATGGCGAGGTGGCCGCCCGCAAAACTTTTGCCCTCGATGGTGTTGCCCGAGTCGCGGGAGCGCGCGTCGCTCACGATGCTCGCGAGCACGGGCGTGTCGCGGATCATCGGCGCGAGCGACTCCTTCGACCAGGCTTCGGCCTTCGGCTCCGTCTCGCAGGTGTAGAGAATGGGCGAGGGGTCCGCGTGCATGAAGTAGCCGATGATGTTGTTGGCCCCTTCGGTGCCGGCGATCTGGGCGCTCTTGACGAACACGACCTCGCGCACGCCGGGCTTCGTGACCGAGTCCATGATCTCGACCAGGTACGGCGTGACCTCGTTGCGCCAGCGGCCGGGCCGCGCGCTGCGCTCGGCCGAGAGGAAGCGGTAGGTGGCCGCCCACATCGAGACGGTCAGGAAGGCTTCGGGGATGGCCGCCCGCAGAGCCTCAGAGAAAACGCTTGTGATCTTCTCTAAGCTCATTGAAGAGGCGTCCCAGTTCCCGCTGGAGGATTTCCGTGGCGTGGGCGGGCGACTCCGCCTTGTAGACCTGCGCCGCGATCTCGCGGGGGAAGCGCACGGCCACGCGGTTGTTGATCGCCTTGAAGAGCCGGAGCGCGTAATCCGCGACCTCTTTTACTTCGACCACCTCATTCTGCTCGCGCCTGTATTCGAGTTCCTTGAGGTCCGCCTCGGCCTGCGTCTTGCGGAGCTTCGCGTCGTCCATCTCTGAGGACTCGCCGGCGATTAGTGCCGGCAGCGCCTCGCTCAGCAGATAGAGCTTCGCGCCCTTCTCGCCCGGGGCGGACGGGACCGCCTCCAGCCGCTTCGTGACGGTGGCGCGGTCGAGCCCGCAGAGTTTCGCGAGCTGCGAGATTGATAGTGAAGTGTCGCCTGCTTTCATGATCAACAGATGAAGACTGTGTTGCCCTCGTAGACGACGGCGAGTATTCTCCTCAGCTCGCCCGTCTGTTCGTCCCACTGGTAACGCTCGGGCTTGAGCGCGGCCAGCTCCCTCATGGCTTCCGCGGTGAACACCTGGCCGCTCGGGAAGGGCACGCCCGCGCGCCCCACCGGGACGCTTCTCAGTGCAACCCGGTCAATCATCACTCCACCTTCGCCGTCTTGACCGCCTCGGCCAGGTTCCGCTCGAAGATCGGGTCGAAGCGCTGCTGCACAGTCAGCTTCGTCGGCTCGACGACAGTGGACTGCTTCCTGATTTTCACGCGCGGCTCCAGGTTGTAGAGCGCGACGATCTGGCGCTTGTTCTTACGCTGGAAGAGCACGGGCCCCGAACTGGTCTGAATCACGAAGGCGCGTTTGAGATTCCGGGGGCGCTGCGAGCGCGCGATGATCTGCCGCTTAGTCCGGCGGACGTTCGCGGTCGGCACGGCGAGGTGGCTCCCCTCGGGAGTCTTCACGCCCGCCTGCTCGTGGCGCACGAGCCAGTCGGCGGCGGACTTGAGTTCGGCGGTCAGGTCGTTTTTCCTCGCCGCCTTCACCTTGACGCCGAACTTATTCGAGGGCAGATACCAGTTGTTGCGCGTGGTGAAGGTGTCCGGGATTTCCGCGATGACATTCGTCTGCGACTCCTTCGCCACCTCCGTCAGGCTCTTCGCCGTGGCGAAGATGATCTGCTTGTCGAGGTTGAAAAGCTTCCTGATGTTTTTGGAGACTTCGACGCTCACTTGATTTTCTTCGGCCTGTCACCCGCCCGTCGCATAGATGAGCCCGCCCAAACAGAGACAGCCGGCCAAGTAGGCCAGGACTGTCAGCCCTACGAACTGGAAGAGAGTCACGCCTTCGTCGCGATCTTCGACCCGCATCACCTATCCTCCCGGCAGACGGCCAACGTTTCGCGTATCAGCCTGGCGTCCTCGTCGTCAGCGTCAGCCTGCGCGGCTTGTGCACGGAGCTGGTCGCCACGGGTCATTGCCTGATTGACGGTGATGTCCGGCAGGAGAATAGCCGGCCGCATGATGTCGTCCGGCAGTGGGTCAGCTTCACGCGGCAGGAAGCGCGCCGCACGGCGCAGGGTGTCCAGCAGTGCCGCGGGCGTGCAGGAGGGCGAGGGCCGAAGAATACTGACCTCCTTTGCCCCGTTGCCGATGAACGCGTCGGCGGGTAGCGTGAGCGAGCCGGTGCCGGCCGCTCCGCCGCTCACGCCGACAATTCCCGTGAGGCCCGCGCCGCTCCCGTTACAGTCGCCGAAGCACTGGGCCGTGATGCCGGCAGGGTCGCCTATCTTCAGGGCCTTCTTTTCGGGCTGTTGCGCCGCGGCCGCCGAGGCGAGCGCGATAATCAAAATTATCAGGGGAAATAATCTTTTCATGCGTCTCACCTTTTCTAGCCCTTCACGAGCACAATGAATAAACCGGCGCTCACGCCGACGGCGGCCGAGAGCGCGGAGAGTGCGAGCAGAAGTCTGGTCGTGGCAGTTACCCTCACTTGCCGTCACGCTCCTTCAGGTCGGGGAAGAGCCGGTCGCGAAGCTTCTCCAGGTTCTCCCAAATCCTGTCCACGGTTTTCCAGCGCTCGTCGAAGACCTCGCGCGTGACCAGCTTCTCCTGAGTCTTCTCGACGGCCGAGAGGCGCGTCTCCGTCTGGGCCTGCGCGACCCAGACGGAGACGGCCGCGGCGATGACCGAGACGATCACGGCCGCGACCACAGTGGCGGCGAGCTGTCCCAGGGAGAAATCCCTGAAGAGCGCCCGCGGCCGGTTGATCTTGATTACCCGTGACATGAACTGCTCGTCCCTTTACTCAGAATCAATCTGCGCGCGCGCGGCGCGCGCGCGGTAGCCTTCGAGCAGCTCGAAATCCGCGGGGTCGTACGGGACGCCCGCGGCCCGCGCGATCTGCCGGTCGCTGAGCCCCTTGGTGCGCAGCTCCGAGACCGTAATCGCGAAGTAATTGGCGACGAAGAGCAGGGAGACCTCGGCCGCGCCGAAGGCCGCGTTCCACACGGGCGACAGGTCCGGGCGGTTCAAGGTTTCGACACGCCTCACGAGTTTGAGCGCCAGCGGCACGAGCGGCTTCAGGGAAGGCTTCTCCGACGCGAGCACGCCCGCCATCGCCTCATTGAAGTCGGCGACCGCAGAGCGCGCCTCCTCGATTGCCTCGTCGAGTTCAATCCGCCCCTGCATGGTGAGCCGGCCGGTCGAGAAGAGCATGAGGGGCAACCCGCGGTTGGCCTCGATGGTGTTCTCGACCGTCCGGCCGGCCGAGGCCATCTTCTCCAGCGTCTCGCGCGAAGGGGGTTTGACGCCGCAGCCCGCGCTCGCCCAGGTGACGCCGAGCAGCGCGAGGGCCGTCAGAGTCTTCCCGGCCTTGCGAGCCGCGCGCCTGTCTTTGCGCACCGCGCGCCGGGCGCGGCGGACCTCGGGCGTGTGGCGCAGGTACCTGGCCGCGACGGCGGCGGCCGCCCCGAGCACCATCACGGCGTCGGAAAGGGCAGTGCTGAACTGGGCCAGCGGCGCGGCGACCGCGCCCGTGACGGCCGTCACCAGGCCGAGGATCATGACGATTGTGGAAATGGTTTTACGCGACATAGAAAGTCTCCGCTTCAAGGATTCGTTTCAGCAGGCCGCTCGTGCCTCGGGCGTCGCCGCCTCGAAGCGTGGCTGAGCATCGCGACTCGCCCTGTGCGACGGCCCCGGAGGCACGAGCGGCCTGGCGACAGATACTAGATGAGAGGGTCTGGATTTAGTTCGGGGGGGGGTGTCCGAGCGCG